CGTGAAAGTCCCGTATGCGCTTGGCAACAGTGTGGTACTGCTTGCCATGTATCTCAACTATGCCTGTGTCCGTAGTCATTTCTTCACCATCCCCAGCTCGCAGCCGCGCTCACCATGATGTCACCGATTTCAAGCGATGCCTCGCTGATCGCCCTGCCCCTGGCAAGGCAGTCATCTATTCCACGGTTTTCGTGTTTCGACTGGGCCACAGCCCACCATCCAGCCCTTTCAATTAACTGCACCAGCCTTTTACGGCTATCCTCATCCAGTGACATCACCAGATGTACCAACGGGTCTACTATCTCAGAATCGATCATGATACCCCCCCACGAAGTCTAAAAGAGTTAATGATAACTGCTCTGTTTCTGCGTCGGTCAGCTCGAATAACACATCCTCACCGTCCACCATTACCTGCTCAATCTCGACACCCGCAGCGGTGCCTGTATCCAGTTCCGCAGGTTGGTAGAAGTAATGCACCCTGGCAGTGACTTCCTCGCCATTGACTTCGATTGCTACATTGTCCACACGGCTACCCATTACATCATCCCCACAGCGATATAGAGTTGCATCAGGTTCCATGTCCAGATGCCTGAATTGAAGAATACTAAGTAGTTCATTTCCCTTCTCCCCTTTTGCGTTGAACTTGAGCGAATTATGGGCCTAAGATATATATTCGTCAAGCCATTGTGATATGATAATTCTATATGTCATAATATAACCTGTATAGAAAACAATCACATCGGAGGCAGTATGCGATCAATAGAAGATATGGTAATGTTCACGGGCTGGTTAAAAAAGGATGACATGGAAGCCTTCAGGATTGAAGCTGAAAAACAAGGGGTTTCGCGCATTTCTCTGCTGCGGATATGGATTAAAAAAGCAGCACTGAAGCACCCGAAACCCGAAGAAGTAGCCACCCGTTCCTAAGGCGGGATACGAGCAGGACTGGCCCACCTGTGGCGACAACGGGCCACCACTAAATCAAAGGAGCAAAGGGAGGAGGCGTGATTAACCGGAAACTAATTGAGCATAAGTATGGGCAAGACTTTGTGTTCGATGTTGATACTGGGGCATGGGCCAAGTTGTGTGAAGATCATGTAGGTGTCAAGTTCAATGGTAATAGCATTAAGGATGGCAGCGATGGCGATAAAATGGCGCGACTTACTGAGCATTACTTCAGGAAACTTCTGGAGCGCAACGGCATCCCGTTTGAGCGAAAGGGTGCAGACTGGGAGTTGTGGGACTTAGTTGTATACGGAAGGCGTATTGATAACAAGTCAAAGCGCAGGAACACAAATCCCGTTAACTACGACTACCATGTTGACGCTTCCCAGTTTAACCATCCTTGCCACCACTACGTCTTTTCTGACGTATTCTTTGAGAATAAAGACGCCGCCGACCCTGTGTATTTCGGTTATTCAGGCTGGTTGCCAAAGTCAGAGTTCATGGATATTTCTGTCTTTAAGCGAAAGGGAGAAATGGACGGTAATTTCAAAGAAATTGCGGATTGCAGGAAAGTTAAAGCGTACCAATTAAGGAAGATGGGCTGCTTAATTACAAAAATGCGGAGGTTAAAATGACAGATTTATTCGGCGACAGAGTGGAATGGGAGGGGATGCCTGAGTTTAACCAGCCACCACAAAAACCTTATGCTCAGATCATTATACGGGTTGGTTCAAGGGATGATTTGGAATCCCTGTCTCAACTATTGGGGCAGCGCTTAACAACTAATACAAAGAGTATCTGGCACCCTCAACTGGTAAGGGGCATTAACTCTAACAAGCGGTATATCAGTGAAGAATAAGTATCCTATATACGTCATTTCTTACGGGCGCTGGCACTCTAGGTATACAGTAAAGGCTCTGGATAGGTGTGGGGCAGATTACAGTGTTGTGATAGAGGACTCTCAGTATGAGGAGTACGCAAAGGTTATCTCACCCAATAGGCTTTTGATCCTGCCGCAGTCGTACAAGGATAATTACGACACCTGTGACGACTTAGGTTACACCCATACCAAAGGGTCTGGCCCAGCTAGGAATTTTGTCTGGGATCATTCTACGGCCTCTGGAGCCAAGCGGCACTGGCTGATGGACGATAACATTGAAAACTTCCACAGGCTCAACCACAACATGAAGCCTATTGCCAATACTACAGCCGTGTTCAGGGCAGCAGAAGACTTTGTAGACAGGTATACCAATGTCCCTGTGGCGGGGTTTAATTATTACTCCATGTGCAAGTGTACCGATCCAGTCCCCCCCTACATTCTGAATACAAAAGTGTACTCCTGCCTGCTACTGGAGAATGCGTCAGGGTACAAATGGAGGGCCAGATATAATGAGGACGTAGATTTGTGCTTGCGGGTACTCAAGGATGGGTTGTGTACCATACAGTTCAATGCTTTCTTGGCAGGAAAGGTAACGACCAAGAGAATGAAGGGTGGCAATACCGATGAGCTGTACAAGGACGGAACCCTGAAGAAGTCAGAAATGATAGCCGCCCTGCATCCTGATGTAGCGTCAGTGGTGTGGCGGTTTAACCGCTGGCATCATCATGTTGATTACAAACCATTCAAGAAAAACAGGTTGATAAGGGATGAGGCTGTGCCTGTAGTTAAGGGAGTGAATAACTACGGGATGAAATTGATTGAAGTAGAAACAAAAAAGGCCCCGGAGGGCCTTAGTTGCGCCACTGGAAAAGGGAGTAACCAGTGACTGTTGACACCACCGTGGGGAGTGGTTAGTCTAACGATGCGACTCATTAAACTGGAAACACTATAAACCATGAACCACCCGCCGCGCAACATCGACATGACCTGCTTTAGCTGGGTCAAGTTAGTATTGAAAACAGACCTGCCATCACAAGCCAAGTTCCTTGGACTGTACCTGTCCACCTACATGAACCTGAATCAGGACATGGCATTCCCTTCACTCAAGCGCATTGAGGGGGAGACTGGACTGGCACACGCTACCGTCCTGAAGTACATGGGTGTGCTGGTTGAAGAGGGCTGGTTAATCAAGCAGTCAGGCAACGCAGTCACCTCGAATCGGTACTGGATTAACATACCCAATATCACTGATATTAGGGTAGGTCAGGAGGCGACCTACGTCAACTCAGGAGAGAAGGTAGGTCACCGGGCGACCTCTAATAACAATAGAATAACAAATACTATACATAAGGGATTCACTCCTCCGAGTCTTCAGGAAGTTCAACTGTATACAGCCAGCCGTCAGGTTCAGATAGACGCTGAGAGGTTCATTGATTTCTATCAGTCCAAGGGATGGTTGATAGGTAAAAACAAAATGAAGGACTGGCAAGCTGCCGTCCGTAATTGGGAGAAGGGAAATGCAAACACCAAAAACACTACTGGGCAACCTATCAACCAGAGGAAACTTTCGGGAGCTGAACGAACGCGCCTCGCAAGAGAAGCGGCCTACGAGCGTCAGCGACTTGCCCGATCATCCGATCTGGGATGTGTGGAACCAAATTAAATCTGCCTACCCCGGACCTACTGCCAACTGGGAGGAGGAGCCGCCAATGATATGGGCGTATGCCATTGAAGGGCTAAAGCCGGAGCAGGTAGCGCAGGGGATTAAAAACCTTGTCAGGCGTGAGGGAGACTTCCCACCTAGCTGCGGTCAATTCCGCGACCTGTGCCTGATGGATATGGATTGGGAGCATAAGCGGCTCCACTATGTACCGCCTGCCGGCATTGAAGACCAGACAGGAAAAGAGAAAAGACGGTTGGCAGGGATGGAAGAGATACGCAAACTACGGGAATCAACAGGTTTATAACCAGCGCATAACAGGGGAATAAGGTAATGAAAGCTAAAAGGTTATTGGTAGACGTAACAGAAGACGGACGTATTTCAACTATCAACGGTTGGTATCTTGGGAAGCTGGCAGACCCAGTAGACTATGACCAACTTGGTAGAAAAGAGGAAATAACCTCTGTTCTGGTAGCCACCGCGGAGCAGATAGAAAGGCTGGTGGAATAACATGACGGTATCAAGAAACCTCAAGGTCAGGACAACCAAGGCAGAGCTGGCAGCACTCAAAGCCGAGAACCATCGCAAGATACTTGAGGCTCCCTTCCACATCAGTGGCGAGGACTTCACCACCGCCGATGTAGCCAACTACCTGAAAATATGCCACGGTATTGCCCACGGCTACCTGACAGAGCTATCCGATGCAGGCAAGATAGCTAGGCGGCAGAAGAACAAGCAGACGGTGACGTACAGCAAAAAGCCCTCGGCACTGTTGCGGATGGCATGGCGCAAGCGTAGTGACGGGCAACTTGGGATAAAGCCATGAAAATACTGATGCAACTGCTGCAAAACGAGGCGTACTTTGCCCTGTTTATGACTATCATTGCATGGATAGCGATTGAGGGTGCACGGCTGGTGGGGTGGATATGAAAACGATAGTTAGCTATGGGGGTGGGACTAACTCCTGTGCCGTCCTGATTGGATTGAAAGATAGGGGCATTGTTCCAGATGCTATTCTATTTGCTGATACTGGTGGTGAGTTACCAGAAGCCTATTTACATATTGAGTATATGCAGGGGTGGTGTGATTCGGTTGGCTTCCCAGTAATAACAACAGTAAA